AAAGAAATTATAGACGACGATGGTATAGCATCTATTAACCCTGCACTTGCGACTGCAAGAACTGCCTCTGATGAACAAGCACTGGGGCTCGCAGCCGCTAATCTAGCTAATCCAGCACGTCAAGCTTCTCCTGCGGCTATAACGCCCTACACCCCCTCAGAAGCCGTTGCAGAGACTACTACAGGTGGTTCTGGTGTGGTTGACCTATTACCTGCTGTACCAGACTACACAGGAGACACGCTAAAAGATGTTGCTTCTAGGTATATTGATGTGTCTGATTCTTACATATCTCCCTACAGCCAAAGTGCAGGAGCAGGACGAGGCTCATACGCGGCAGGTGGTATAGCTAAGTTAAGAGAAGGTCGATATTTAGCTGGGGCTACTGATGGTATGGCTGATAAAATACCTGCTGAAATAGATCAAGTACAACCTGCGGCTCTAAGTGACGGAGAATATGTCATACCTGCTGACGTAGTTAGTCACCTTGGTAACGGTAATTCAGATGCGGGAGCAAAAGTTTTAGACGAGTTTTTAGTTGAAGTGCGCGAAGCACGTACAGGAAACGGCAAGCAGGGTAAGGAAATAGACCCTAAAAAATTGCTACCAAAAGTAGCGTGAGGAGATAAATAATGGCATTAGAAGAAGGTGACATCTTAGGTAAAGAATCTGCTCTATCTAATTGGGCGGGTGATTACGTTACTGATATGCTTGGTAGAGGTCAAGCTTTAGCTGATGAAGGGTATCAAGGTTATACTGGGCCGTTAACAGCAGGGCAATCTGAGTTACAGACAAGTGCATTTCAAGGCATTGGCGGTTTAAATTTACCAACAGAAAACATGGGTGCATTTACTCCTGACACGTTTACAGCAGATGCCGCTGCTAGGTACATGAATCCTTACCTTATGGCATCATTAAATCCACAGATTAAAGAAGCGAGACGGCAGTCAGATATAGATAGGTTAAAAAATGCTACTCGTATGACACAAGCAGGTGCTTTTGGTGGCAGTCGTCAGGCAATACTTGACGCAGAAAACCAAAGAGCTCTTCAGTCTAATTTATCTGACATAGTGGGTACAGGCTATAGTAGAGCTTATGATACGGCTATGGGGCAGTTTAATATAGAGCAAGATCGAGCAAGAGGTGCACAAGATGACGTTAACAGATATGGGTTGGGCGCTATACAAAAACTATATGATATAGGAGAAGAACAAAGGGGTATAGAGTCTGAAGGTATTGCAGCAGATTTAGCGCAGTTTAGAGAAGAGCGCGATTACCCATACAAACAAGTGCAGTATATGCAGTCACTACTTCAAGGATTACCTGTAGAAGCTCAACAATATTCTACCCAAGGGCTTAGTGATGTAGGTCAATTTTCTGAAGACTACGGTGCGTTAGCAGGTTTCTTTAGGGAGTTAGGTAAGCCTACTAAAAAGAATACAGAGGAGACAAGTACATGATAGATCCAAATGCAATGTCTCAGGGAATAGCTGGAGCGATGCCTCAAATAGCAGCAGCAGATCCTCAACGTAGACCGCAAGGACAAGTGGGCGGAGACTTACTAAAAGCTTTAGCTGCACAGAAATTATTAAAAGAAAAACAAGCGGCGCAACGCCAGATGGCTTTAGCACAAGAGACCGATGCTAATACTGTCGTATCTAAGAATGAAGCAGAGTTAGCGCAAAGATCTTTGGACGAAGTATCTAAAGGTGTGTCTGGAGTTTTACAAAACAAACAAAGAAACGCACAAAAAAGAATGAACGCTCTTGCAAGTGGTCAACGCAGGGGTAGACCTCCTCAAGGTTTAGCTGACGCACGTATGGCTCAAGCTCTTGCACAAGGTGGCCCAAGACGTATGGCTCAAGGGGGCATTGTAGGGTTTCAACAAGGTCAAGAAGTGGAAGGCGCAGAGGTAGACGCTGAGACACAAAGTAAAATAATAGAATACGTAAAAGAAAACCCTTGGGCAACAGCTTTAAACACAGCAGCGTTAGCTGCACTTGTTGCCCCTGTGCCTGGAGGTCGTCCTTTAGCAGGAGTATTAAAATTAGGAGCTATGGGGGCTAAATATGCTCCTAAAATAGCTAAAGGGGTAGGAAAATTATTTACAAAACCTAAACCTGGCCTGCAAGGACGTAACTTAAATAGAATTAATACAGGCCAACCGATGGGAGAAGCTACAAAAAGACTAGGTATAACTGATGACGTAACAGCCGCAAGTAGGCAATTTGATCCACTTAGGTCGGCTGGAGTGTTAGGAACTGCTGGAGGTATTAGTAGCCTAATTGAAGGTGGGGGAGACGAAAAAATAGTAGATACAGGCAAGGGAGATGAGGACAAAAAAGTAATAACTCCAGCGGCAACATTACCTGCACCTGCGGTAGATTCTAATTTACCGACTTACCAAGAAAAAATGACAAAAATTGAACGTGCTTTAGCTCAAGGCGGCATAGAAAGTTTTGCTAAAAATATGCAAGATATGGATGAAAAAGAAGCTGAACGAGCAATAAAGGAACGTTCAAATGAGCTGCTTGCAGAATATAATAGGTCAGTAGTAGACCAAAGAACTCTTAATGCAGCGCAAACACAACTATTAAATTACAGTAAACAATTGCAGATATTAGTAAGTCAAGACCCTATGGTGTTAGCGGCACAACGAGCACTTGAAGCAGCCTTAGACGACGGCGATGAAAGTGATATAGTAACAACACAAAAAGCACTTTCGAGTGCACAAGGAGCGGCTACGGCATCTATCGGTAAAACTCCAAGTGGGCGAGCTCTTATATCTCAAATAAAAGCTTTAGAAGCAACATTAAGTAGGTACCAAGGAGGTAGCGCAACTGTAGACAGTAGCGGTTTTGGTGAATTAAAAATTACAGGGTAGAAACAGGAATTGTTATGCCATTATATTCTATAGAAGGCCCAGGCGGTAAAACTTATGAAATAGAAGGCCCAGAAAACGCGACGCGAGATCAGGTCATACAGGCTATACAAGCTAAGTTAACACCCGAACAGCCGTCAGCAGAAGATGCACTAGAAGATTATTTACAGGCTAGGGCAGATGCAGAGAATGCTAAACGTACTGCTCTTGGACGTGGGTTTCGTCGTAGTGTAGACTTAACTGGAGAAGGTATAGGCTCTGCTTTAGAGGGGGTAGGTAGTGTTTTAGGACTTGAGGGTCTTGAAGAATATGGCGCTGAAATGGCGTTAGAGAACGAGGCTCAACTACAACGTGCAGAAGCATCAGCTACAAGACGGCAAGACGTAGAGGGTCTTGGTACAGGGTTAAGTTACTTTGGAGAAACTTTAGCAGAGTCTTCAGTTCCTATGGGTGTTGGTATTGGCACAGGTGCGCTTACGGGAGCACTTGTTGGAGGAGGTATACCTGGAGCTCTTATTGGCGCAGGAGCAGCGGCACTATCACAACTACCTTTATTTTATGGTTGGAACCGTCAACGACAGAAAGAAGCAATAGAACAAGGAATTAAGACAGAAGTAAGCGAAGGTGCAGCGTTTTTATCTGCAATACCACAAGCAGCGGCAGAAGGTATTGTTGACCGTTTGTTAGTTGGAGGATTTTTTGCGACGCCGTTAATGAAACAAGGGGGCGTGCTTACAAGAATAGGTAAAGGGTCAGTCAGAGGTGCAGCGGCTGAAGTACCTACTGAGATAGGACAACAAGTTATTGAGCGTGCCCAAGCAGGATTATCGTTGACTAGCGATGAGGCTATTAGTGAGTATATAGACGCAGGTGTAGCAGCAGGTATGATCGGTAGCACTGTGGGTGCAGCAGGTAATATACGAGCAACTACACCAGAAATGCGAGAAGAAGCTCGAAGAACAGCAGCTCAAGAAAAAATCGCAAGGCTAGAAACTGAAGTTGAACCAGACCCAACAGATGAAATATTAGCTATACAAGGGCCGCCAGAAATGCAAGGCCCTCCAGATAGACCTACAGCTTTACCAGCGCCAGGCACTCCTGCTGTTATACGCGTTGATACAGAGGGTAAAGCAAAAACAAGCGAAGAGTTATCTGTTGAACGTGATGAAGGCATAAAAATTGCAGAGCGTGCAAGGCAAGAAATACGTAGGACTGGCGAAGTATCATCTAAAACTATGCAGGATTTACGTAACGCTAACATACCTCTTGAGTCTGTAAGTAAGGTACTAGAACAAACAAGAATGGAGCCTAGTTTAGCTAAACCTTTAAAAGGAGAAGCCGATGCAGATATTGGAGAGCCTATCACAACAGGAAGTAGAGCTAGCGTTCAAGATGTTATATCAACGAGAGACGATAAGGATGCCAAGGAGCCTGATGCACCTGAAGAGGCAAGAGTGGACAGCCCTGAGCCTAGCGTTAGACCTGCTGTTGATACAGAAGTCACTGGAGACGATACATTAGAGGTTACACCGAAAGAAGGTGAAGCAGCCGTAGATTTTCTCGCAAGAAAAAGAGAAGCAGAAAAAACAAAAACTCCAGTTGAAGAAGAGCCTATATTTAAAGATGAAACAGTAACTAGTCTTTCAGCGTTGACTCGTAATCAACAGGCTAATCTTGATGTAGTAGCAAGAAAACTTGAAGCAGGTGAAATAAGTAGAGCTGAAGCAAATCAAAGAGCGGTAGACATTAAAACAGGCAGAGTCCCAGCTCAAGTTCAAACCGCTAGAGAATTAAAAACTGAAGAAGTTCAAGCAGCAGAGATTAAAAGAGATGAAGCTCAGTTAGCTGAAATAGCTGTAGGAGAACAGGCAGGGCTCGACGCTTCGGCAAGGAAAGACGTTGAAAAACAAGCATCTTTAGAGAGTATAAACGCAACTAAAGCAGCGTTTGATAAACAAGATAAACGAGGGCGAAGAACTAGATTACAGAGATACGAAGAAGAGTTTTCTACTGTAGCCACAGACCCATATGATAGAGGGACTAAAGGCGGTGCGTTAGATTCTTCAGACTTAAAAAAAGTACAAGACCTTGTAACAGGTGCTACTTTACCTAAATCTAATCCGTTGTTTAAAGTACAAGAGCGGTTACGAAAAGCTCCTTATCCTGCAGATGTGTTGCTAGATGACGCACCACATGAAATATCGGCAAAGGTAAAAAGAACACAGAAATCTTCTACTAAAGATCCAAAAACAGGTAAAGAAACTGTAACCGAGTTAGATGCCGCGCTTAATGAAAGAATGCAGAACTCAGTTGAAGCATCAGCGCTTTCCATAGAAAAATGGGTTAACGAGAATTTATCTGAAAAAGCTAAAGAAAAATTTGCAGCTCAAAAAAGAGAAGAAGTAAGAACTCTTAAAGCACAAGCAGATTATATAAAAAGACGAAAAACAAGCGAAGACCAGGTAATTATAAACGATAATAACATTAACATTGAGAATGAAAGAGCTAAGTTTGAAGCGGGTGAGATAACTGAGGCGCAACTTAATAAAAATATAGACCGTATTAGAGAAAAATCTGCGTTGAAAAAATTACCTTTAGATTCGGTATCAAACTTAGATACTCCTATGCACCCCGTGGTTGTAGAAATGTTAGCCGCAGGTAATCTTGAAGCTGCACTTAAAGGACTATCGATCACGAGCCAAAGTAAACGCGTCAGTGCATTAGCGAAAGTACTTGCTAACAACATAGGAACTACAAAACTTGAAATAGTAGAAGATTTAGATTCTGCAGGTGTATTTGATCCTAGAACAAACACTATAAGTTTAAATTCAACAGAGGGTTTAAACACGCACACGTTACTACATGAGATGATACATGCGGTTGTATCTGCCAAGTTAAGCGACAAATCTAACCCCACAACAGCACAGCTTAACACGTTATTTAAAAAGGTTAAGGGTTTAATCCCAACTGCTCGTGGCAGTACCAACTTAGATGAGTTTGTTTCTGAAGCTATGAGCAACCCAGAGTTTCAATCAACACTGGCATCAATAAATATTCAAGGTGAACCCGTAAGTGTATACCGTAGATTTATGAATATAATAGCGAACTTTGGGCGTAAGTTAGTAGGAGCGCCTACAGTATCACTAACTTACATACCTAACATAAATGACTCTCTTAAAGGTTTAGATGTGTTTTCTGCAATAGATACGTTAGTACAAGGTGATAACTTGTTTGACGCTCTTATAGCTCCTGCACCTGAGTATAGAAACGCAGACATGTTACTACTAAACGCAACTGCGGGCGGTGTAAACGAGATGGCAAAAGCGTTTGGTACTATACAGAAAAAAATTAACAGCTACGACGGTGTAAAGAGTTTTGGGAATAGTATGTTTGACATTCTAAAAAACTTAAGAAAAAGTCCTAGAGTAGGTATTTTAAAGATATTAGGTACACAAGCTTTGGCAGACGTAGCAGAAAAAGCTGGGTTTGGTAAACTAGCTGAAAATCTACACATAGCAATAGAAGAACAACGTGGAGCTATGATGGAGTCCGATGCGGCACTAGATGTAGTGATGCGCGATCTCGCTAACTTTAGGAAAGATAACCCTAAACTTAAAGTGGTTATGGATAAACTTATTTATGATGCAGATTATGGTAGTACCATAAATCAAGTAGACCCACTTCTTTCACAGGCTGATGCTGAAGCACAATATCTTAGGTATAAATTTGAATATTTAAACGACAAGGGAGACTTAAAAACTAAGTCATTTAAAACTAAAAAAGATAGAGATGCCGAGTATAAAAAATTTACAGACCCTAAGTATGAGGCAGAAAAACTTAATCCTGAATCTGAAAAGATGGATATATGGAAATTACAACAAAAAGAATTAAATAAACTTAACCCTGCGGATAGAAAAAAACTGTTAGCTCAGTACACCGCATTACGTAATACGTATAGAAACATGTACGAGAAGTTAAAAGACGTACTCTTTGGTCGTGTAGACGCCGCGTTAGCAGAAGATCCTGACGCTGCTAAAAAGTTAAAAAGTAGTGTGTTTAAAAAAATATTTAGAGCAAACACTTTAGCTGTGTATTTTCCGCTTACGCGTGAAGGTAACTTTAAACTAACCTATGCATACAAAAGCGTAGATGAAGCGCCAGAGTCTGAAGCTAACCCGTCTTACGTAGTACGCATGTTTAAGAGCGAAACAGAAAGAGATAGAGCGGCGGCAGAAATAAGAAAAGATAATAAGTTTGAAAGAGTTGAAACTAGCGACGGTGATTTTAAAGAAGCGCATTTTGAGAACGCTCCCTCATTCTCATTCGTAGGTAAAACATTAGACGCGTTAAAAAAAGGAGATGTTAAGGAAGATGTAAGAACAGAAATTGTTCAGTTGTTTATTGATACTTTACCTGAAACTTCTTTTGCTAAATCATTTAAAAAACGTGAAAATATTGAAGGGTTTATAGAAGATTCTTTAGATGCTTTCCGTATAAAAGCTTATGACTTAGGGCGTCAAACTGAACGTCTAGTTCATGGTAAACGTATTAAAGATATAGAACAACAAATAAGCGGTTTAAAAGTACCTGATCCTGCAGCGATGAAAGCCGAGAGCATTGTAGGTAGAGGCACTGAGGCCATCACCGCATCATTTGCCGACCTAAAAAAGGAGTTGCTGCAGAGAGGGGGTTTTGCACGTAACCCTCCTAGCGAACCTCTTATGAAAAAAGCTAATCAGTTTGCGTTTATATACACCATTGGGTTTAACGTATCCTCTGCCATAGTTAACACATCTCAAGTACCGTTGTTTGTGCTCCCATATCTCGGCGCTAAGTACGGATACCAACAGAGCGCATCTGACCTTACAAATGCAGGTAGGCTTGTTGGAGGAGCAAAAAATAATATACTAGCGATGTACGATAGAAATGAACAAGGTGATTACGTAGTAAAAAGTGATATACCTAAAAACCTTAAAGCAGAATACGAGCTTATGAAACCCGCCGTGCAGATGGCAGCGAAGCGTGGTCTACTAACAACATCATTCTTAAAGGATGCTTTAGGTCTTGATGAGTCAGGCAGGAAACGTACCATTGGAGATAGTATTTCTTCCATGTCGGCTTTTTTCTTTAACCACGCAGAACGTTTTAACCGCCAAACTACAATACTTGGGGGGTATAATTTAGAGCTTGAGAAGTTGATGGGTAAATATAAACCCAACGATAAACAAAGTAGAACTGAGTATCTTCTAGGCGCTACAACAGAACAGAAAACAGCCGCCGCTAAAGAGGCAATACGCCAAGCACAAGAAACCAACGGTGGAGCAGTGTTAGAAACAGCCCCCGCCCTTACACAAAAAGGTATTGGTAGAGTTGCGTTTATGTATAAGAGCTACGGACTTCAGATGTATTACACTATGTTGAAGTCTGCAAAAACTATGATGGACTCTGACATGAACGCTGAACAGCGTAAGATCGCGGCTAAACAATTAGCAGGTGTTCATGGCACAGCGTTATTCTTTGCAGGTGTTCATGGTGTACCGCTCTACGGTGCGTTTAGTGTACTTTACAATTTACTTATCGCAGGTGAAGACGATGATGATTTTGATACTGTTGTACGCAAAACAATAGGAGAGGGTTGGTATAAAGGTGTACCTGCTATGTCAGGCATTGACCCATCTAACCGTATAAGATTAACAGGTCTATTATTACAAGAAAACAAGTTTGACAGAAACGCTGACTTAGAAGGTTTAATAGGGTTTCATCTTGGTGGCCCATTCTTAAGCAGTGCGAAGAGGATACAACGGGGTGCAAAAGATTTATATAACGGGGAATTAATGCGTGGTACAGAAAGTCTTCTACCTGCAGGTGTGGCAAATATGATGAAAGCGTTTCCATTTATAGGCCGCATAGATGCAGAAGGTGGTTACAAAACCAGACGTGGCGATATTATCTACGATGATGTAAACGTGCTCGAACGTGCAGGACAGTTCCTTGGTTTTGCTCCTACGGGGTATATGTTAGAGCAAGAGCGAAACAATATTATCAAGGGTATAGACACCGCCATAAGTAAAAAACGTTCTAAGTTATTAAAACAATACTACGTTGCTAAACGTATGGGTGACTTTGACGGCGCACGAGACGTAAGAAAAGAAATGCGTGCGTTTAGTAAGAAGCACAAAGAGGCCGCAATTACTGCCGAAACTATTGACCGTTCTATGAAGCAACACGCAAAAACATCTTTAGAGATGTACAACGGCATTCGTTTAAACCCACAAATGCGAGAGACTTTGAAAGACAGTCGTAACGATTGGGATCGGGGTTTACGGTTGTTTGATTAAAAAAACCGCCCGTGTCGGTAGCACGAGCGGCCTAGTTAGGGTGGAGAGTGACAGTTATTTCCTGTCTTTCCCTCTATATCACACAGTTCTCCATATGCGAACCCCTAATTTGTTATCCTCTACTCTGACCTGACTTTCAGTCTGCCAACCCCTCGCATCGGTTATTTTTTTGGCTTGCTCTATCGCCGCCTGGGTATTGACACACAAGATAAACACAGAGGAACTTGTTACCATGTCATCCCAATTAACTATAATCCTTACCCCGTCAGGGCTGAGATCATTCGTCTTCAGTATCCCTTGTCTTATTCTCATTCTCTATCGAACAGTCCACAGCTATTACCCATGTTGGGGGTAAGTTCATATGCGTGCCCCTACTTAGACGCATCTTTACTTTAGTAGCGCCCAGCTTGCTTGTAAGGTCATGTATAAACGAGTTATAGTTTATTTGTTGTTCTCCGCACCATAGCTTTAGTGGTTTCACAACAAGGTACGCACGTTTCAAATCAGTCTCGTATCGTGCAACTAACTTACCCCTTGGGAGCGCCTCTGGGATAACGAGTGACGTAACACCGTCATCTTGCTTACGGAGGTCATCAGTGCTCTTAATCCACAGCACATTGCTCCAATGCTCATGTATGTAATCGTTTAGTGTTTCTTCGACAGATATGCTCATGTCTGCTACCTGACGCTTGTTCTCTTTTAAACGCTCTATAATCCATGAGAAGACCTTTGAGGTGTCATATTGGATAAGCCCTGCACGTTTTGCCATTATCAGTCCGACAATCGTAGAGGTTGCAAGGACAGACCAATAACGGTTCTCAGCAGTTAGCCGTGCTTTGCGATCTACAACCTCTTGCACTTCCTCAAGAAGCTTAATCACTGCATCTAGGTTATTCATAATATATTGGATGTAGACCTCACCCGCATGACCGTAGTTATTCTGTATGGCGGTGCTAAAAGAATCTGTTTCTTCTTTTGTTTCAAAGTTTATACGGCTCACCCTACATTCTAGTATTCTCTGTGCCTCTGCTTTTGGCATGGCTTTTATGATACTAATACGCTCTACAATGCTTGTGTTTCCTGTAGTTACAGCGAGTAGCTTCCAAGCATCGCCACGGGCACGTTCTGTGTTACTACCGCTAGACATACGTCCACGTTGGCGGCCACCCGTAAGTTGATAGGCAAGGTTTGATAACTCCTTACCGTGTGTGTTCGTCAGCTCGTCCATGTACAGAGGTAAGTTATGATACACCTCACCACGGTTCATCTTTGTGTTAAAGGTATCTCTTTCATGGATAATCAGGTCATCAGGGTTACCCCACACAGATATACCTGCTGACATTGCGGTGGTTTTACCTACCCCTGACTCCTTACTGTATATATGTAATCCTGCACAATGTATGGGTAGAAACTGCATAAGAGGAGAACCAAAGGATGTACCCACTACAAATTGGTGTAGTTCAAAGTCATCTCGATTGTAAAAGTTTATCGCTTCCTTCCAAGCATCTAAAGAACCCTTTGGTTCGAACGAGGGAAACAACCCCGCAGTCTGGGAAGATGGTGGATTAAAATCTACCTTGTCTTTAAATATCTCTTGGTTACCAAGTATAAAAGACTCACAGGCGTCGTTAGCCCAACCAAACTGCCTATGTGCTTCATCTGCTTCCTTCTGTGACTGTAATTCGTTTACCCATGTTGTTGTGTATTGCATTAATTCATCCATCCTCGCTACTGCTATGCCTTGCATAGACAACTGTTTACGTAGTTCTTCCTTGGATGTTACTGCCGTAAGCGGTACTGTGAACTCCCTTATACCGTCTTTTGGGAGATGTAACCGCATAACGATAGCCTCTCCAAGCTCTACATCCCTAAGCCTCCTAACAACGTACAGGTCGTTATGATATATCTGTCTATGTTCTTCCTCCCCGTCAGCACCTCTGACGCTTACATATATACCGCCATTCTCTCCCCTAAAGTACGGTGCGGGGTAATCTGGTATATCTGGAGCGCTCTGCGCCTGTTTAACCACACGACCTAATGTTATAGGAGATTTTATCTTGCCCCAATGTTTACAGTTTGTACAGACATCAGGGTTATATTCATCAAATCTATTGCAAAGGTACGGCCCTTTTATGAGAGATACCTTATCTTCTGTTAACTTCTCATCGTAACCTTCATGCCCTTTGGACATCAGTTCTATAGCTTTGTCGCTATCAGCACAGAACTTTGCTATGGATAACCCTGCTCTCCACATGGGCTCGCTTACAGTTTCTCTGTTCTGTATTATATTCTTTATCTGTTCGCACCCATTACCCTTCACAGTCTTAGATAGTATGACCTTAAACTCAGTATCAGAGTTATCCATAAACAAAGAAGCTACAGAGTTAGGCGTCATTTTCTTAGGTTGTGGTATAGCTTCCCCACCTAACAACTCAGAGAACTTATCAAAATCCACTAACTCATTTGTAGGCACGCCAATAAAACTTACTTCTTTTGCGACCCCGTTCTTATAGTTATGTGTGTTTGGTACGCGTAGTATCCTAGCAACATCGGCTGTGACCACAGGGTCAGCCAGTAGTTTATGATCTGCACATAGTTTCTTCAGACGTGTTGCTATAGGTAACCAGTCGTCAATCACCACTGATTCTGACAACAGCCAGTACACGTGCACTCCATTACCAGAACTCACCATAACAGGTTTAGGTAAAGATAGCGTCTTACAAAACCGAATCAGATCTGTCAGCGCATCCTTCTGGGTAGGGTATTCCTTACTCGGCCCACAATCTAGGTCAAGAAAGAATGACCTGATGTTCTTTACGTTATCTGCTTTACGTGATTGGCCTGTCTCAAACGTGGACAACCCAAAGTATATATCAAATCCTTGCTCGTCTAGGTCTTTAGACGCGTCTACAACCGCATCTATTGAGGGGTATAGCTTCTGTATCCTACGCTCATCGCTAAAAGCACATACGCAGTAAAAGCCGTCGTCACCTAGTATCCTCTTTAAAAATGTTTTTGTTTCCATAATATCCACCCACTAGTGCCGAAAGACACCACGACTGGACATCGGCAGATATCCTTTTCGGTATAAACCTAGTCGTGGCGGAGTTCCATTGAGACTTAATCGTCCCAAGCATCGAGTACGGAACTCAAGTCGTCTTCCGCCGTGGGTGGTGGTGGAGCGGGCTTTTTAACAACTTTCTTTGGTTCTTTTACTGGTTCTTCATCAAAGTCATCTACAGGTTCAGCAATGCTTACCACGTTAGACTTCTCAGCAGTCTTAGTAAAAGGATTAGCATCTTCTATGGTGAAGCCACCATCTACTTTACCAAACGGATTGTACTCACTTCGTTCAGAAAGCTTGATAACTTGTACAGCACGTAACCTTAAGTTTACAGAATTTTGACCGTAACCTTTATACGGGTTAAACTGCACGGCAACATTGACTGTACTACCTGTCGTTAGTTGAAAATCAGCAGGTAACTTGTTACCCTGGGAATCTAATTGCATAGGAGGTTTAGATAAACCCGAACTATACTTACCTTTTAGGTTAGCTTTGTAGGTATAAGTGCCATCATCATCTTTAATGAAAGGGTTTGATAGTTTCTCATCCCAGTCTTTCTCCCTGTTAGCTTGGTAGCTTTTTGACATAGCCATAAACAATTTCTTCGCTGTCTCGTTATCCATACGAAACTGTATAGAATACTCTGCGTCTTTTTCTGAAGGGTCACAGGGCATACTTCTACCTATTGGCTTTGGTTTAAACACATAGGTGGTGTCAATTTTAGGCCATAGGGCTTCTACATTCTCAATAATATACATCTCAGTCATTTTTCGCTCTCCTTAAGAGGTTTAGGGGTTTTATATATCGTCGTCTAAATCAATATCAGCAACGATATCGGTTGGTTCTTCGAAGTGTTGCTCCCACTTATTAGCAGGTTCACTTTCTTTCTCTTTATTAGTTAAAGCATGAGACACATCACTCACGTTAAACCTATAAGTATTACCTATTTTAATGTAGGTATCTTTAGGTATGTGGTTCTGTCTTACCCACGCTCGTACAGTAGATATGGAAACAGAGAAATGTTTCGCCACATCTTCGATTGGTACAAATGGTTCACTCATTATTTCTTCCTTACAGAAATTACATATTCCTTATCGATGTTTAAACCATCAGGAACTGTGTTTGGGTTTTCTTCTAGGAACTGCTTAATATTGCTCGTGTTAAGACGCTTGTCAAGAAACTCTGGCACATTATGCTCTAATATAAATTTATGCATAGCCTCCCAATCGCTTGTCCAATACTTCGTCTTAGTAGATCTAAAAAACAATCCCGCAGAAGTTCTTACGCTTTCCAAACCGTGGTTCTCACAGTAGTCAAGCAATGCTCGTTTGAGAACGTCTTGTTGTCTCACAAGTTTATCGTCCTCTGCCTTAAATTTTGCTGATAGCGCTGACCTCTCGGCACGTATCTTTATGTATGCACTGGTCATCTTTTCAGCCGTAGCGTCGCTCATTATACTCTCCTTTGCCTATCGAGAATTTATATATAGTATCTATTGATACGCTAGTCAAGTACCTCGTTGTAAAGATCTATCAACTTTGTGTGAACGTTGATTCTCTTATCTAATAACCTGTAAACGTGTTTTTCTGCGGCAGAACCTTGGAGTTGCACAACGGTAGATTTATGTACCTGTCCTGACCTATGCACCCTAGCGTTGGCTTGTTCATAAGTTTCTAGCGAACTCGTCGGCCCCCACCAGACCACTGTGTTAGCGGCTGTTAACGTGACACCATGTGCGGCGGCTTGTGGTTGGATTACCAGCACACGTGGGTTCGGGGTTGTCTGAAAGGTTCTGAATATCTGTGTTCGTTGAGGTGCAGATACATCGCCACGTATAACTTCAGTTGTTATACCCTCTGACCGTAACTTGTCTGTTAAGATGTCTATGACATGCTTAAAGGGTACAAACACTAAGATCTTTTGACTTGATTCGTCAATTACTTCTCGAAGCACTTTGTATCTATGCTTGATATCAAACTCTAGTGTAGACCCATCATCAGTATATACAGCCCCTGCCGATATCTGTAGGAGTTTGTTCAGACTTACCGCCGCGTTCATAGCCGTGACCTCTGCCCCTGTAATCTCCATTACTAACTTGTCTTTGAGTTGTTTGTAGTATTTCTTCTGTTGCCGTGTGAGTTCTACCTCACGCTTTACATACACCATTGGTGGTAAGTCCAAGCACTCTTCCTTTGTAAACCTAACCGCAGGTTGTAGTGCTTTGAACACGACCTCTGTAGCATCGGGCTTGGGTCTCCATGTAAACTGAGATACCCTGTGCATAACTTGGTCTTTGAATGACCCAAAGAACCTTGGCACTGATCTGGGGTTGACCATCTTAGCTAGACCATAGGCATCTGTTGGAGCTTGCGCGGCGGGTGTACCTGTCATCATCCACAGCCATGTATCTTCGTTAATTAGCTTGTTCAGTGTCTTCCAACGTGTCGTTTGTGCGTTCTTATAGTGGGTCGCTTCATCAACAATCACTAGGTCAAAGCCACCTTTCTTTATCTCATCAGCTACAATAGCAACGCCATCATAGTTAATGATTACATACTCAGACCCTTCTTCAATAATCTTTTTACGTTTTGCCGCCGCACCGTGAGCCACGGATACTGTCCTGTGGGTAGCAAAGGTAAACAAGTCATCACGCCATGCGCTATCCATGATTGACAGCGGGCAGATAACCAATACACGTTTTATTAGTTTTTGTTGTAGTAAATAGTCCGACGCCCATATCGCACTAGCTGTCTTGCCTGTACCCTGCTCGTTAAAACAAAAGGCTCTCTTGTTCATTGTCAAGAACCCTGCTGTTGTCTTCTGGTGGTCAAAGGGTTTGTGCTTGCCTGTCCACTTGTACCTACCCTCAATGGGTGACGGTGCTTTTATGTTTAGTGTCTTAAGGCTCGATGCTTCGGCAAGCCCCCAGTTAACTAGTACCTTATTGTCTGGTAATTGTTGGCTCTTTGGTATGAGGGCTGTAACTCTGTTAGGGTCACGTACTCTAAGCAACAAAGCTTTGTTGTCAATAATCTTCAAAATACTCTCCAGTATATTTTATTTTTTCTTTTTCTTCTGTCCGTTTCTTGCACGGTTCTTTGAAGGGCTTTCCAGTCTAGTGCCGTCTTTGTTACTGCCCCCCTTACTTAACATCTTATTGTGACTTACATCTTTACCTTTGCGGTTTATTTTTTTCTTGTCGTAAGCACGTCTGGCACGTTGCCGTTCCATTCTGTCTGAGTGTTCCCCACGTTCCTTTTGTTTTTTGTATTCTTTCTTGTAGGGTCTAGGTGATTTAGTATATGGCATCAGTTACTCCCATTATAAACACATTCAATTACTGCACAGTGGCGTTTACATAATCCGCTCGGATGTGCGTTCCAAATATCGTTCTCGTATGCTATCTCCATACGCTTGTAATTAGACATCCACTTCTCCCAGAGAGAAGGAATCATATCTTCAGTATACTTATCTTTAACAATATTATTTATTTTGACAAACAATAATGCGGCGTTCACCTGTTTTATTTCTGGGAAATACTTAAACGTAGCGAGTGCCATCAGCTCTAACTGTCCTTTGTCTGCGTAAGCAGAAGACTTACCTGTCTTGTAGTCCACGACCCACGCCTTACTATCATCAACAATAACAAGGTCAGCGATACCACGCCACCAAACATTCTTATCTCTAAAGCCACAAGGCTCTAGCTCTCTGGTCAACCCCATCTTTATTTCTGTTAACTTCTTACCACGTCTTTTGTTAAGTGACTCCAGGGCCCCCTCCATGTAGGAGAACTTACTAGGCACTGGTTTCCCATCTCTTATGTATTCTTCAGCCACAAGATGGGCTTCAGTACCATACCGCATGGCATCTGTTTGTGGTTCTGGGTAATCTTTAGCTATCTTCATATGGTAAAATTGTTTGGGGCATTGCTCGAACGCCTTAATCTTACTAAATGACCACGGGGCTATACTCATCAATGAAGCTTTGATTTATCAACCCAAGTAATTTGGATTGTAACCCCACCTAAATTATTCTCTCTAGTTTCAGATGTAAATTCGTCTTCGTGCCCACATTTAACACACAAAGTTTTAAATTTAGAATCAACAGCATAAGTAAATTCTGTAAAACTATCGCACTTTCTACAGTCTGCAAACGTGTCAAGAACTTGTTGGATTACATCATCCGATGTTGAGTCTGTCATAAAGCGTTCAGTTATACCTCGCAAACTTGCGCGATCTAACCTATGTGATTCGCCAAGATCTAATTTTTTTACTTCTTCTTTTTTCATTCACAATCTCCATATGATTTGCCTGTACCGCTCTCGCAGTTGATAGGTAGGCCGTCTGCCCAATGAGGTGTCCAACGCATACATTTCTCAATATACTCTTGCGCTTCTTCCAATACATCGTCCTTTACACAGCATACAATCGAGTCATGTACCGTCAGTACGACACGATATTTCTTAGCTATTTGTAGCATTTGTTCGCCAATAATGCAACGCGCTATCGCTTGGCATACGTTCTCGATCACCTTACCGCCATATATTCTGGTGCGACCACGCCTTGTTTTGTAGTCAAACTCTACACCCTTATCTGTCTGTGTAAACTGTAGATCATCATAGCCTAGCTTCAGTCCTGATGGTAACAGTATCGCACCGTCAACCACCTTGAGTACACCTTCTAGTCCAAATTGAATGTTCTCACCACGTGCCAGTCCAGTAAGCATGTTCTGAGCATCGCGCCATAGTTGGTTTATCTTCCAATTCGCTTCTCTGTAGATACTAATAACACGCCGTGCTTCATCAAGTTCCATGTCAAAACCAAACGTCTGCAACTGTGCTTGGAACTTCACCGCACCCATACCATAACCTGCACCAAGAATTGTAGTCTTACCCACAAACCTTTGATTTTTATCAACATCTTCTTCGGGGACTCCGTAGATGCGTGAAGCCATCTTCTTGTAAACATCTTCTCCTGCGTTGAATGATTGGGTCAGGTCATCTTGCTCGGCAAGCCAAGCCAACACCCTCGCTTCAATCTGTGATGAATCACAATCAATCAGAGAACACCCCACTGGTGCAATGATACTACGCTTGAGTTTCTTCCCATCGCGTCCACGACTTGGTAGATTTTGCAGATTAATCTTGTCGTCGCCACCCCACCGTCCAGTGTGTGCCGCGTAGTATCTTACAGGTACAGGCAACAGGCCACGCTTGGATATATCAATGAACCTCTGTGTCCGTGTCTCTTCCAATGTACTTTTATTACCAAGCCTTGCCGCTACAAGAAGTTGCACCTTCTCGTTCTCATGTTCTTCGAGTGCCTTGAACCCCTCGTCAGACTTAGCAAAGGCAAAGGTCTCTTTACCTGTAGTCGGACTTACCTTCATGGGGGGCTTCACACCTAACTGCTCTAAGAGTTCAGCAAACTTAGGGTTTGACATAAGATCAGCTTTCTCAACTTTAGCGCTGCGTAACAAGTCATCCTTACGAGAACGTGTTTCCATGAGATGTTGTTCTAACAGATTCAAATCAAGGTCTAAGATAGGCTCAATAAACATACGCAATGTACGGTCTATCAGCTTGAGTTCATCCTTTGGAAACCCCTTGACCATGATAGAGAAGAGTTTGTATGTCAGGTCTACGTCATTAATACAGTAGTCACCGAACCTACTTAGTTCTTCCTCTGAGAAATCTCTTCTTTTCTTTCCGAGGGTGTTGAGTACCTCGTCTCCTTTAACTCCGATCTGATACCTCTCAGCCAACGCCTTGAGACTACTAGAAGTTTCCACCCCGTGAAGAGCACGGGAGATACACAAAGTATCGGTATACACGCGAGGATAAATATTGTAATGCCAATTAAGAATAGCACCATCGAACATAGTATTATGGCACAGTACCATAGACTTCGCCCAATCAAAGGTGTGTAAGTAACTCTTGAGTTGTTCATGTGTTCCACTCGCCCACTCCGTTTCTTGATTGTTAACTTTGATACCAACCCCAATCACTTCAAAGTTGGGGTCACGTACGTACGCTTCAGTTGTCATCTTACGTAAAGATGTTTCCTTGTCATAGAAGGTCTCGAAGTCCAGTGTAATTAGATCCATCACTCTTTCCCCACGTTATCTTCTTTCGGATAATATACGTCTACATGACACGCACATTTAGGACAGCTTAGGTTAGTTACTATAGACCAATTAGAATCTTCTTCTTCTATGTCGTGATCTCCACCCCATATTAACTCCGTTTTACAGTGCCAACAATTCATCATTCTTCCTCCACTTCACACTCATAAGCAATACCAACGTAGGCCATGATGTCTACGTAGTGGTCTCTCTTGAGTGGACTTGTTCTCCTACGTGCTAACTTTGTAGCAATATGGAACATAGGCACTTCTGATGGTTTTATCTTGTGCCCTGTCATAGCATTAAATATATTTGCTATGTGGGTCATATTCTCCACAGGGTCACCGTAATCTTTGTTACGTTCACCAGACGTAAGGCTCGATGCTTCGGCAAGTAAAACACTGCGGTTAGCGTCTTTCTTGAACTGTTCTTTCACGAAAACTTCTTTTGGTGTACCTACGCGAGCTAGTGTTTCTTTTGCGTAGCTATATGAACAACCAACCGCCTTGGTAATCTCATCTGCCGTAGCCAGTGGGTTATCTAACAAGTACTCAAATACTTTTTCTTCTACTTTCCGTTTCTTCATTTCTCTCTCCCTAAATATTGTAGCCTTTTAATCTCAGCCCTTCTACAAATTTTTTTAACTCTACTTGTGCGGCGTTGTACATTGTGTCTCCTATCATAGTACGATGTTCATCCGCTTGGCGTTCGTAGTTGTCTACCTGTTTACGTAAGAACGTCAGTTCCTCTTGTTGTGCAGGGGTTAGTTCCATCGCTCCTCCTCGTTCATATCAAACTCCCATGTCTCTTTATCCCAAGGGTAATAACCTTTGTTCATTGTAAATCCTGCTACAGGTAATGACCGCCCTCTCTGTATACCACTTTGAATACTCCATCTCATGTTGCATGTGTGGCAATGGTAATAGCTTCTAATCCTACGCCCTACGCGTCTCCATTCTCCTGTCTTTTCTACTGTGTCACTAAGACACCACTCACACTCCATAACATCTCCTCATGTGCCTCCCATTTACAGATGAGAGGACTAAGCTTATCGTGCCTTACCCGACAAGATCACCGTATGGAACTTCGGAGGACGGCTCTTGTTGCGGTGGATATCAAGGGCACAAAATATAAAGCCCCCATATACGCCATTACCTCTCACCGCTTAGTAATACTTCAACGTCATTCATATTCTCTTCATTAACAACTATAGCGATTCCACGCTGTGCGTCTATATCTCTTAAGTTCTTTTCCTGTAATGGTGTAGGTGTGTTCTTACCTGCTTTACATTCAATACCAAAGAACTTCCCTTGATAGCACCCAACTATGTCAGGCACGCCGCTACCGCCGTAGCCACCTGTGACTGGGTAAAAGTAATACGCTCCCATAGCTTTAAGGTGTTTAACTACAGTTTTCTTTACCTTCGCTTCTGGTGTCATCGCCATGTTTTTACCTCCAAAAAAACTGGTTTCACATAGGAGAATGTGGACACCCCCCTATGTTTAATCCCTAGCCATTGGCTAGCATGTTAATCTAAATAAAAGGTGTCAGCACCTACAAAGTTAGTCTTTCGCATACCAACACCTTTAATTTTCCTCCCACGCTCTACCATCATTAACACAGACACGCGGCCTTTGATAAACTCAGGTAGTGCATCCCAATGGTCATAGCTATCTTCTAATGCATTGTCAACACAATTCATACCAATACATCGTACTCTGATATTATTTGTATCAGGATCTGCCCACACTTGGTATAACGTGTCAGAGGGAATATCAGATTGAGACATAGTACATACCATCTCCCAACGCGTAGCCTACATCCTCAACATACTGATCTTGTGATAAGATGTTTACAACAGATAGCTTACCTGCCAGCTCCTGGGGAATCGTATCGTCGGTGTAGGTCTTTAAGCCCTCTGCGTTGAACATCGACCTGTCTCGTAAATAATGTTTGTTAGCGTTATCTATCGGCAATACATCAAAGTGTTGCGTACCGAACTTCTCATAAACCTTGACAAGACACAGATTTAACATCTTGGCTTCGGATATTTTATGCTCCTGTTGAGACGTTATGAAGTCTTTGACTTGTTGCCCAAACGCGGGGTCTATGAACACATGCCCAGAGTTGGATAGGTGTTCCATCTCACGATACATAGCTTCGCTTGTAAACAATTTATCTTTAATATCCTTCGCGTTCTTACGTACCTTATCACGTGCCGAACCAAATTGTAGCTTCACGTTGTGTACTGTTTCCACCGCTATGTCAATCATATCAAAGTTCTGAAGATACCGCTTCGCATTCTTCACACCGTCTTTCAAATGTATAGACATTGCCATATGACGTTGGTGACTGTAGGTTGAATACTTCATATTCCGTATCTTATGAGAATACACAACGTAGTTACTGTCTCCCTTACCACTTTCGCGGAAGTCACCAAAGGCAATATACCCCATGCAAAAGGGGTGACCTTCCATGTACACATATGCTTGGTACGTATTTTTGTATTCAAACTGTAGACCACGCATCTCTTTACTCAGTTGAAATACAAACTCTTGTATCTCAGGCATGATATCAGAGTGTCCTCCTCTATATCCTTTACCTTTAATATCGCTCACGCGTTTTGCTTCATAGTTCATTTTGTTTTCTCCTCTTCTCTATCTTGGTTAAAACATTTTTTACACAACAATCCTTCTTCGTGGGATTTTAAGTCTTCAGGATAATCCCAACCACACCAAGAACATTCTTTATGCTCATCATAATAAAAGATTATGCTAGGCATTTTATCTCCTAGTTTTTTGTCCTTGATCTCAAGTAACTCATCGGCAGAGAGGGTGTCAGCAAATGCCCAATTAGTATGCCCATATTCGCTATTGCAAATATCATCTATTTGCTCTGTTATATCTCTACTCATTTTGTTTCCTCCTTGTTATAAAATTCATCATAGGCTTCATAGAAATCAGATTTATACCAACTCCAATCGTCGTAAAAATAGCGTACTTCGCCTTGTCTCCAAACTCCCCATTTGCCTATAAAAGAAAGCCAATTATTTTCAAAATCATCTGGGTCATTTCCAAAATCATCATCACCAATTTCGATTGACCCGATACCTTCTTTATAAAAATCCTGATAAGCAAGTGTATCCACTATCTTGTTTGCAAGTTTTATTGCGTTAACTCGATCAAACACTCTTTTTATATCTTCACTCATTTTGTTTCTCCTTGATTATAATTTCAGCCGACCCTTCTATTGTAGATACGAGTTGACAGTATTTATTGATGAAGTCGTTGTACCTCGCCCGTAGCGTCGGCAAGTCCACATCACCTCCTAACTTGTTTTCTATATTATCACGTTCACTCCACAGTTGACGGTCACGTAAGTACTGCCACACCTCATATTGAAACAGACTTGTTACATGCCTGTGCCACTCTGGATCACATATAACATCAGAAAGATTTTGGTTATGAAGGGTGTACCAATTTGAATGGCCGCAATGTACCTTAATTTCTTCTTGCATCTTATTGAAGTAATCAAAGTCAGTGCTTGGCAAGATATTGTACATACTCACTACATACTCTAGTAGCTTATCACTGTATGGTTTGATCTCTGCTTTACGCTTCTTGTCCACACGCTTCTTGGGGTGCACATACTTATACGTGTCACCACGTACACGCCATAGATGCGTGTTCACCTCTCGCTCGAACTCAAGTGGATAGTCACCCTTGGGTAGAAAGTAATCGCGGTCTTTCTGATATTTCTTCCCATCGCCATGCTCTATACCAACGTACTGTTTGCCGTTGTCACTGTAGAACACCATGTTACTCGGCAACGCGTTCTCTAGCATAGTGTAGCGTATTGTATGTGCACTGTTATCTAGTCCGTTGCGTATGCGTATCCGCTCCCTCGTTCCATCGTATGTCCAAAGTATCGGCGCGAACTCCTGTTCTTGTTTGATGTCCGAAGGTTTTAAGGTGCGCCTGTCATACCACTGTCGTGTATGCTCACCCAGACCATCGTAGTCACCGCCGTCCATCAGACCGTAGCAATTATATGAGAACTTCTTTATACGTTCCCACTTACGGTTGCGCGGGCCGAGTGGCCTTATGTCATCTGATAGCGAGTGCTTCTTACTCACCATCGGCTTGGTTGTGTTGTACATTTCCTCCACTCTGTGAAACGTATCCAGATTTGTTTTGTAGTGTCTATATGACATTTTGTTTTTCCTCTCTAGCCAGTGGCTACTTGTTTATAATATGTTAAATTTGCTTTCGTTAGTTATATGGCCTTTAATGAGTTCATATGTATGCTTGTCGATCTCGGTTCGTAGTCCTAGATAGTAACGATCACCCGAAGCATTGGTGTAACACTGTTCTTCGTCACTCCATTTTGCAGTGCTATTATCAACAGGATCACACCTATCACGCACAATTTCATGGTGTGCATCAAGATCATCTCTTTCGGTTATAAACGTAACGGTGTTTACACTGTACATATTACCTGTATCATCAGAGTAATAGCCGATATCTGCTAAGTAATATCTCATCTTCTCCTCCTTACATATTGTTTGATTTGACGTGGACTACTTTACCCACGCTTGGTTTCGCGGTCTTATTATCTAAGACTGTCCACAGTACAGGGCATGTCCACTGACCCCAACCACCGTACAGGTAACCATCTGTTAACACGATAACGGCTTGTGGTTTAATGCCATGCTCGGCCATATACTCTGGCACACACTCTACATTCGTACCACCGCCACCTCTCGGCTTGGTTGACTTGACCAACGTATCCAGTTCATGTGTCTCGTACTTCTCATCACGACACACCTCGGTATCCCAATACAACACGCGTACACATGACGGCTTGACCGTATCACAGATAGACTTGATCTCAGACAAGAACACCGACAATTCATTCCTGCCAATCGAGCCTGATGTATCAATAGCTAATACCAGTTCCTCGACCTTCTCAGAGATACCGCTTGGCATATAGATATCCATACCAATGTATCTGCGGTTGGGCTTGTTCCACGTAGAGTAGTCACTCCCTGCACATGTAGACGAGATGAACTCACGCAACACCTCACGCCAGTTGACTTGGGGTTCAAGTAGCTCACCCAGATCACGCGCACCCTTGTTGCCTAGCTTCCCTGCAACCATGTCACCTTGGCGTATCGCTTCGTCGATCTCACGTTCGAGTTCTTGCTTCTCGCCCTCGGTCATCTCCTTCGCACCCTCGAAGTCATGGTCATCGAACGGCTCACCGATAGCGGTGTTTTGTTCACCTGTGGTACTTGAATCACCTCCGCCATTAACGTCGCCATCACCTGATGACGTGTTACCTTGTTTCTTCTCATACAGTAGCTTGAACACTTCCTCGGTATTCATACCCCGATACTTCTCATCGAGACACCCACCATCGATCCACTCCACGAACCCATTCTTGTTCTCGTCCATGATCTGTATGTTGATAACATAGTCCATTGCCATGTTTGTCAGTTCAGGATCTAGCTTGGCCAGATGTTGGTAGTTGTGAATGTGTCTGTACATCTTGTGTCCTACTTCGTGCAGTACAAGAAAGCGCAGTTGCGGATCGGTCAACCCTGCAACAAACTCACGACCATAGTACTCATCTCTACCGTTGGTGTAGGCAGTTGGTACATCATCTTTGATGCCCCTCTCACCCACCATCAACACACCAGACAACGCGGCGTAGTCATCGTTGCCCATGATAGAGACAACGGCCTTGGATAGGCGTTGCTCCTCAGTTAGATTATTTAACATTAACATTTTGTTTTCCTCTCTAGCCAGTGGCTAATTAAAATGGTGGTTCATCGTCGGGTTCTTCGGGCAACCATACGATATCGTATTGAAACATCGCCCAAAGAAACTCACGTAGATTTCTACCATATAACACCTTACTTCTTATCAGCAGTGAACATATACGTGTTGTCCTTCGCCCACTCAGTGAACTTGGCGTTAGACATAACCACGTCGATCCTACTGTACTTCGGGTTCCTCGCACCATTGACGAACATACCTTGGGCTTCTTTGTTTAGCCTTGGCATGTAGTCCATCCACGCGTTGATCCAGTCTTTCTCCATCGATGCCAATGATCTGTACACAACCATACACGTGGCACTCGCACTGTCTGGAACCCTCGCGTTCTTGGGATCATTCTTGATACTGTCGAGTGACGGTAATTGATCCGCTAGTTTGACAAAGGCCATCATGTCCATCGCACCTTGCTCACCGATAGTACCCATGAGTAAACTTGTTAGGGTGTGATCATCTATCGACCCTCGTGCGTGCAGTAAGTCGGACGCCATATGTAGGGAACGTGGTGTCGTAAAGGCCGTGCGTTGTAGTTGTGGGTGATAGATGTATGGGTTCTCAGTTGGGTCTTTGACATCTTCGAATGTCTGCAATACCGCAGGGAAGTCTTTGACAAACCCCAATACCGATGGGTGTACATCGTTGTTGATACCCCACTCGATCCACTCAAGGTGGTCAGGTTTACGTATCTTAACAGTTGCTACACGATCACGTTGATGTGGTAACAACATATCACCAACGCCCTCTGCTCCAAGGTTCGTCGTGGCAAACACGATGCTTCCCTCTGGTAGTTCATAGCTACCAATCTTGCGCTCTAGTATAATACGCAGTAGTGCGTTCTTCACCGCAGGGTTAGCTTTACCGAACTCGTCAATCATCAGTATGATAGGTTTGTTCAAGTGTACGCCAAGTTCTTCATTGGTTGCATAGGTCACATAGTTCTGACCATCTAACTGTGCCATCTTCGGTATCATAATGTCACCGAGATCCTTGGTGGTACAGTCGAAGTAACAGGGCGTATGGTTTGGTAGTCGCTCTGCTAGTGTCGTAAGCATCGACGATTTACCGATACCCATGTGACCTTGAGCAAGTATGGTTCGCTTGTCACCATATGCCACGATTGCATCTACGCATTGGTCAAGTGACACCGCGTACATTTGTGTTGCTGAATTATTCATTTGTTTTCCTCCTCATTAATTAAATTCCATAGTTCTTCTGCGAACTCTTTGCGACCTTCAAGTATCCCATCGTCAAAGCTATCCACATCTCCTATGTCATTTTCGTATTTGGAATATGCTTGGAGTTCACCTTCTATGGCATTGTTTATTTTCTCTATTAGTTTCATTTTGTTTTCCTCTTTGTTGTTAGCCAGTGGCTAGATTAAATACCGATTGTTGGTAATGATTTAAGAATGTCGTCCACGTTCTTCTTGGTTTGAGCGCGGAAGTGTGCGTCTTCACGTAGTGCATCAGGTGTAACACCTTGGAACACATACTCTAGTTGTTGACGTATCTTCTCCTTCTCAGGATTATTATCGAGATTGAAGTCGGCAAGCATATCAATGAGCATCGTCGCATTGGATACGAGCGTGTCACGGAATATGTTTTTCTTCTCGCCATCATTGAAGTCGATAGTCCTGGACATCTTTGTGAGTGACTCATGTAAACGTGTCCACACATCATTCATAGATTTCTGGAACATACCATTGTAGCTTGCTTCGCAGTCTTCTTGAACTTGCTTGAGTGCTTCGGCAGGTAGATCGACACGTATGTCACCTGCATCTGGACATGGGAACGTGTATATATTCCACGCGAACTTGAGCTTAAGTTCATCTAATGTTGGATAGTCACTCGCATTGAATAGGTCACCGAGTTTAGCCTTTGCTTGCTCTACTTGGAACTCATACTCCGTAAAGAACTTCTCACACAAACTATCAAACTCATTCTTCATGTCTGACATTGTGTTGGTGTAGTCGAAGTATCGCTTGGTTGGTATCAGGCGTTGACCACCATCGCTCCAAGGTGTCGTCATACTCACGTGCAAGTTACGTGCATTGCCCACGTGTCTACCAATAGCTTGGAAGATATCGCTATCACCAAGAAGAGATTTGTAAACATCTGCAACACCGCTCTTGGCATTGTTTGTGTTAACAACTTCTTGTGAAGCTTTCTTGTCTTTCTTCCTAAGCGTTGCTTGTGATATGCGTAGGTCAACCAGTAGTGCTGACGACGCAAGGGTTGGGGTTGATATTGTATTCATTGGTCTTCTCCTAAATATGATTGCATACTTTTTTCTGGTACGTTTTGAAGCAACTCTTCGATAGCGGTCATGTCACCCATGCCCACATCTTCTTTGATTTGATCTATTACTTGATCGATAATTTCTTTACTCATCTTCTCCTCCTCTGTTCCAATACTCATGGTTTGGATGTTGCATTATAAACTCTTTACGTAGGCGGTCATGTTCTCGTCTGGTTCTGACCACCTTGGTTAACACGTATGGCACGTAAACAAGTAGTGCCCCCACGTACATTGATATTAGTATTTCAAATGTCATTCTGTTTCTCCTCTCTAGCCAGTGGCTAATGATTTTTGGTTAAGGTGTTTTAGTTCTTCGACATTGGTGATACGCGTGTAACCTTGTTTAGGTAAGGGTACGACAGTCCAGCCGAGTCGGACTTGGGTCGCGTCTTGCTCACCACAATCGAGACAGGTCGTATAACCTAACATGGCTCGATCTACTGAGAATTGATTGTCACATTTCTTACATTGCATTTGTTTCTCCGTTTGTTGCTAGCCAGTGGCTAGGGGTTGTATGACGTGTTACTGTGTGTTGCGTCATAGTAAATAATTTTTTTTCTTGAACATACTTGCAGTATAACACAAGTATCGGGAAATGTCAAACAATGTGGTTACTTATTGTTTTCACTTATTTGGTGTTAAATGGTGGTGTTTGGTGTAATGTCCTGCAATGTTCCATAATGTTCCAAAGTGGTGGTCTGGAAGTGCTTGAAAAGATTGGAATGTTCCAAAGTTCCTTTTAGGTCAAAATTGGACGGTCTTGAGATGTGCGGATTTTAGAATGGAACAAATGGACTCGCGCAAAGGCGGATCTTACAGGCGGATAGTAATTTTTTACTTTTGGAACATTATAAAAATATATATATATATAGACCTTTTTACTACTACTACACATTACTGCTAGCCACTGGCTACCACCATTTACCACGAAAACATAATGTACCTTTTTCGTAAATATTTTGGAACATTATGGAACATTACACCCCTTTTTTGGAACATTGCAATAATATCAATAACTTACGTTGGAACATTCGCTCGACGCTCCGCAGTCACTGGTATCTTTTCTAGCCATTGGCTAACGTGTTATAGTGCGAGGCTCGGTGCGTCTGAGTCACTGGTATCTTAAAAATTTGGCACAAAAAAAAGGGGAGCAATTAAGCTCCCCAATAGTTTTATTTGATTGCTTTGAGCAATTCCAAAGTATTCTCTAATTGCTCTTGCTTGTCGAAGTCATCGACTTTTTCAATCTCTTTCTTGACTGCCGTCTTAAGCTTGGCAATCTCATCTTTAACACGTGTAAAGATATCACGAGGCGTATTTGCACCACCAGAGATTTGCTTGACCTTGCGGTTCTCGATGGCTTGTCCTAGCTTGTTAAGACCAGAGGTAATTTGGCCTTTCCAATGCGCTTGGTTCTTAGGTTTGCCACCTGTAGTAAAGTGACAGCCATTGTGATCTGGCGCCGTGTCATGGCCTTGTGCGTTCTTATTACTGATAAGCTTGATTGCTTCAGGTGTGAACCTAAGCGCAAATGCATCGCGTAAAGCTTGTCGATCATCACCTTGAAGATCCTGCTCACGTGTCCAACCAATCTTTATCAATTGGTCAATCAACGTTGACGATCTTTTCTGGCTGGCCTTGTGGCCTTTACTATCTTCCCTCACAAGGTGAAGTGTTCGGTCGCATAGTACTACGTTTGTATTGTTTGGCATAACTGCCTCCTATAAATATGCTAGCCATTGGCTAGCGGTTACATCGTCTCAAGGTTTCCCTTGCCGATAATTATTTATAACACGTGATAACGTGTTACCCTATGATATAGCGGAGTTAGCCATTGGCTAGACCATACCCGCCCCCCATGCCCCACTTTTGCCAGACTAGTTACATACATGTATATGTATTACTATTTTCCACAAATAATTACCGAAATTTTGAGTTTGGCGACCCCACACCCCCCTTATATAGGAAGACCCCCCTATAGGAGTCCCAAAATCCTTTACAAAAAAATTTTTTATATTATAACATGTTTATCGGCTAACAACCTGCGATATAGAAATGACTCTAGTAGTAGAACCTGAATTAGGTGTAAAAATAGATAAGAATACACCCTCTATTGATCTTAAGGATCGTATGGAGTCAGCAGCTAACACCGCAAAAGAGCTTGGTGAGCATGGGTTAAACGTAGAACCTACCAAGGAAGATAAGGATGTAGCAGCAAAACTTGCCGTTGCATACGCAGATAACCCAGAAAAGACCTCTAAAAAGGCCACACCCAAGAAAGTAGCCACACTTACACCCGCATCTTTGATCCTTACAGACAGCATTTTGCAGGAATTTGGTCGTTCCGTGGTAGAGAGCTCGGTGCAGATACGTCACCTTGTGACAAATAAGCTACTATTGGAGACAGATAACCCTGATCCGCGCGTACGCATACGTGCATTGGAGCTTTTAGGTAAGATTAGTGACGTAGGGCTGTTCGCAGAGAAGTCTGAAGTGACAATAACGCACCAGTCTACGGATGATATTAAGGAAAAACTACGAAGTAAACTCGCAAAACTCGTAAATCCGCCTCAAGAAATAGAAGATGCGATAGAAATTGACGGTGAACCCGTAGATGTGAGTAAAGAACTCGGTATTGACGACTCCGAAGAGGGGTTTGACGATGAGTGAAGCTGCTTTGGCCTTCACTGAAGAAGAAATCCAAGTAATGTTGGACAATTTAGACCATTATAGCACAGATGAAGTGGCAGAGATTGACCGTATGGTCGATGAACTGAGTGTTCGCAAAGAAAACACCCTTGCTTATGATGATCTGATTGAATTTTGTAAGAGGATGCAGCCTGACTACATCGTTGGGAAGCATCACAGACTATTAGCAAATATGCTTATGGGTATAGAACGAGGAGATAAAGACCGTATATGTGTAAACATACCACCACGTCATGGTAAATCTCAACTTGTGTCTATATTTTTCCCTGCATGGTTTTTAGGAAGGAATCCGAACAAGAAGGTTATGATGGTGTCTCATACCACAGACTTAGCGGTAGATTTTGGACGTAAAGTACGTAATTTAATCGCTACAGATGAGTATTTATCTATATTTCCCACAGTTAGGTTGGCTTCTGACTCTAAATCAGCGGGTCGTTGGAACACTAACTCTGGAGGTGAATATTATGCGTGTGGTATTGGTTCTTCTATTGCTGGGCGGGGTGCTGACCTCCTGCTCATCGATGACCCACATTCTGAACAAGACGTCATCAATGGAAATTTCGAAGTGTTCGAAAAAGCCTACGAATGGTTCACATTTGGGGCGCGTACTCGGCTTATGCCTGGAGGTCGCGTTGCCATAATACAGACACGTTGGCATATGGACGACTTAACAGGACGTGTTGTACGGGATATGGGGCAGAATGAGCGGTCAGATCAATATGAGGTAGTCGAGTTCCCTGCAATACTAGATGTTGTAGACGAGAAAACAAATAAATCTGCTCAAAAACCCCTCTGGCCTGAGTTTTTTGACTTGGATGCCCTACTCAGAACAAAAGCGTCTATGCCTGTATTTCAGTGGAACGCGCAGTATCAACAAGAACCCACCGCTGAAGAGGCTGCTTTGGTCAAACGGGAGTGGTGGCAGATGTGGCAGAAAGAAAGCCCCCCTGCATGTGAGTATATTATCATG